CAGATTGCCGGAGGAGTCGATACGCATACGTTCTGTGTTGTTGACCAAAAACGCCATTGGAATATTTAATTGTGTAACGACTTGGGCAATTGTATTATTGCCGCCAGTTGTCCCCAAAATTAAATCCGTTTCACCTGCATCAGCGGAATAGAATGATGCGGCTTGTGGATTTGTCGCTGTCCCAAAAGAAGCCGACCGAAGGCCGCTACTGCCAATAACAGATAATTTTCCGTATGAAGATGGCGAAGTCGTCCCAATACCTACGTTTTGAGACGCATCAATATACAAGCCCGTTGTACCACCAGTCTGTAAAGACAACGTGGTTCCGCTGTTGTGCGTTGGGGATGTAATCAATGTTGAACTAAGATTAGCAAAACCGGCCAATGTCGTTGTTGTGTTTCCAAGGTAAACATTGGTGCTGCCAAGCGTGATGGCCGTAGCAAAATTACTATCTAGTTGGGACAGCGGAATGCTTGATGTTGCAGTTCCAAAAGTATACGGGACGGCCATTAGAACCTCGCTCTTAGTTCGTATTCCATTTCAAACGTATTGTAGATAAACCCTGCACTGTTAGATGTCAGCGTTAATCCCAGATATTTACCATATTGCTGCGCGTCAGACTTGTACAATTGATAGCCAGAACCTTGATACCAAGTTTCTACAACGCTCGAATTGTTAATCCAACTAATTGTCGTTCCTGAATTGTTATACCAGTATACCGTATTTGTCAGAGAATATGTAGGGCTTACGTTGGATTGGCTGTCTACGGTGATGTTGAGCAACAATCCATTGCTCAAAGTGGCTTCCACGCCAAATTTTAGCGCCTGTTTGTCCCTAATAATGTCCGTTAATGGCCACAAAGCCGTCTGCACGTTAGACGAGATATTGGCCGTTGTGTTGCTATACAATTTGACCAGATTTGTGCCGCCAGTGCCATACATTGTAATTCCATTGGATAATGGAACGGATGTAATGTAAGTCAGCGCACCTTGGCTGGTCAAAAACCACTTTTTGTCAAAGAAAACAGCCTGCAAAGGCCGTGCACCCTGCACCGGATCGTTGTAAGTAAAGCTGAATGCAGCGCACAAAATGTTGTTAAGCAACACCTGACCGCCAGAAACAGGCTGTGTAAAGTCAATTAACGGGAAAATACCGTCCAAAGAATCTGACAATTTGGTCGTTGTAGCGCCAACAAGGGCATACACGCCGTAGTCATTCATGAACAATAATGACCTAAAATACGGAAAAATAGCGTCAATGCGACGCGATCCGACAGAAGCCGACACGTTGGTGTTGGTAAAAGTAGTCAGACCAGTCGTTCCGACGCGCACGTCCGAGAACACGTTAATTGAATCGTCACCGAACACATACAAGAAGTTGTTGGCCGAAATCAAAGCCGTGATCTTGCTGTGCAGCGTGTCATCTTGCAGGTTCAAGTTGCCGGCAGAAACCGTCACAAAGTCATTGTAAGAGCCAGCCGCCGAGTAAAACACGGTACGCCCCTGTGCAATCCACACACGACCTTGGAACGAAGCAATGTCCACGCTGTTGTCAGATGTGACAACGCCGGTAGCTGCCGCGTTGTTCCCAGAGCCACCGGAAAAAGTAATTGTGGGCGCTGACGTGTAACCGGCACCTGGATTTGTAACTACAATTTGCGTCACAACGCCGCCGTTTACAATTGCGGTAGCTGTAGCATTTGTGCCGCCGCCTGGTGCAGCCGTAATGTTAACCGTAGGAGCGGACGTGTAACCCGTGCCACCGTTGGTAAGCACGATACCGACAGAACCCGTGTTGAACGTCAAGAATCCTGCAACCGCGGTTGCATTATTACCGCCACCCCCGCTAATTGTAACGGTTGGTGTAGCCGTGTAGCCACTGCCAGGGTTGGTAATGGTAATGGCAGACACCAAACCAGAGCCAAGCACAGCCGTTGCAGCAGCGTTCGATCCACCACCGCCCGTAATTGTAATGCTCGGCGCAGATGTATACCCAGATCCGGGGTTCGTTATCGTAATTGCAACGACGTTACCGCCAGAAATGGTCGGTGAACCCTGTGCCTGAACACCAAATTGGCTTGCAGGAGGCGCAATTGTAACCGTTGGAAGGGACGTATAACCCGATCCAATGTTGGTTACTTGAGCACTAACAATGGTGCCAGATGCGTTTGAAATAGAGGCCACAGCCGTTGCTTGCACACCATTTGTCTGATTTGGTGCGCTAATTGTGACGGTTGGCACTGTCGTATAACCAGATCCGGCATTTGTAATGCCAATCGTACTGATACAACCAACGGTAATTAAATTTGTTCCATCCCAAGTCGAATAACCCTTGGATGGATCACTTATGATAATTCGGTCGTCTTTCCACTGCCTGACGCGCACGCCAGATCCAGAAAACGTACCCGCAGCCGCCACGTTTCCTTTGGTGCCAGACGTAATGTTATAATATTGAGCAGATCCATCAGTTTCAAAAGCAAAAATGTAATCTGTGTTGTTAATGTTCCAGCTTGTTAGCGTTGTAACTGAGCTGTTCCATGTCACGTTACTACCACTAATAGTGACGTTGGCTACTTGAGGCACAACTTTTAGATTGCCAAAGCCAATTGGCTGGACGTTTTCAATCCAGCTAAACTCCTCATCGGCGATAGCAGTGCGGTTGGCTTTCGTGTTAAGTGCCTTGAAAGCCTTAACCACCTGATATTGTTTGCGCTGCTCAGGTGATTTTTCTGCCATTAGTATGGCCTCGAATAAGGATCAGGCATACGTCTGGTAAACGTAGTGGACTCAAGATTGAGCATCTTGGCCTGATACTGGTTCTTGAACAGCTCGGCTTCGCCATAAGATTGTTCTTTAAACTTGGCGATGTGCGCCGCGTAATACGGCACAGGATCTTGCCACGGCTGCGGAATGTTTTGTTCTACATCCGACAAGTTGACCAAGTTTGCTGGCTCAACAATTGTGTCAATTTCAATGGCATAGTTTTGATCTGGCACAGGCGACAGATAAAACGATTGCGCGCCATACATGCTGTAAGCTATTGGACGGCCTACATAATTCTGCCAGAACCGTAATTCTGCGTTAAACTGCGTCCAAGGCAGATAGCGTAATGGTATACGCGTGTTGCCCCAATACAGATTAATATTAATGATGTCCATCGTCAGGTTGCCTTGTGGCATACCCGCCAAAAAAGCCTGAGCAGCACCACCAGATCCGTTACCGTCTGAACTGGTAATCGTCACGGTCGGTGCGCTCGTGTAACCCAAGCCTGGGTTAACCAAGTTGATAGATGCAATAGATCCCGACGCGTTAGAACCGTACGTTCCAGTCTGGCTAATTGTGGCAGTCGCAGTTGCGGTATTGCCAGTCGGAGAAGCTGATAAAGTAATGTTGGGAGCAGCCGTATAACCGGACCCGGCGTTAGTGACCAGAATGCCGGACACATAACCTGCCGTGTTGTCAAACGTGTACAACTCTTGGTTTTGCACAGCGACAGTGTTTTGAATAATACGGTTAACGCCCGTATCGCGGATCAGGCGATTGCGAGCGTTATTAATGTCATCCGTGAGTTCGGAATCTGACCAGAAATTCGCGTTAGCGTCGTGCAGAAGCCTGCGCGTCAATGTGATGTAAGTTTGCAGAGTTGTAGCCATAATACACCGACATCACTTTAGTCCTTTCCCCTTCCCCGCCGCGACGCAGGGAAGGGTACTCGTTCTACCACTGGGGACGTATTGTGGTAGGTCTGAGGCTGGGTATCAGAGATTACGAACTTATCGAGACGCTCCAGAGCTTTAGGAACGTCAGTCGCAAACTTAGTCCAGCCAAGCCTAACCAGGACGGGCATCTTGTCTTCGACGCCATATCCAAAGATAATTCGGGCAACATCCTCAGGCACCTCTAAAGTTTTACCGGGAGGAAAGGAGTAGGCCTTCCCGTCCCAGTTATTAACAAAGAAATCTTCGCCTGTGTTTGTTACCCAGACCATTAGAATACTACAATATCGCCGTAGACAGAGATAAACACTGCTGCGTTTGCTACGCTGGTATTGACGTTAACGAACAAGGCATTAGCCGTGTACGAAGTCGTCGCTGCGTTAGCGGCCAAGGTCAAATCCTGATACGTCAAGTTTGAAGTGACGTTCGTGATTGTCTGGGCGTTAGCAACAAGGTTAGCCCCGTCGTTGGTCGTACCAATCGAAATGTTAGCCGTTGCAGCGTTAGGAGCTGCGCCACCTGCAATGTTCGAGCAGTTAGCAACCGTAATACGACGAATGACGTATTGCGTGGTGCCGCCCGTCCCACCCTTGAGGATGGGAAGAGCGACCACAGCATTACCTGTAGCAGTCAATGAAATCGGACCTGCGTTGGTAATTCGGAAATTACCAAAGCTGTCTTGTGTATTTTGACCTACTGAATCAGGATTAGCCATTGGTTAGTACCCCTTTAGGAAGCGTTATACTGACCAGTAGCGTTCTGACCACCATCAACCGTGTACAACGTGACCGTCTGCGAACCAGTGGTTGCGTTTGCACGGACGTTCCAGCCGTCCGAGAAAAGCGTGCCACCGACGTTTGCAGCGATAAGCGTTGTCCAAGCGTTTACGTTCGACGCACCGGTGTTGATCTCAATCGTGACGTTAGCCGTCGGAGGAAGGAGATAAAGACCAGCTGGCACAAACTGAGCAGAGGAAACGCCGGCGTTCATAGCCGTTGCGTTACCAATACCTACGTTTGAAACCGCAACCGTTTGGAAATAAGCAGCAGCCTGGTTTGTTAGTACGTTACTAACAAGGATTTTCTGAAGACCTAAAGACATTTGCTATCTCCTTACAGCGTGAGCGAGTTGTAGCCCGTCACCTTGGTCATTGCCTTAGGCTTGGTGTTCACCAACTCAGCGATGGTGAGAACCGCACCGACATAACCAATCTGCCAGTTAGGAAGGGTAGACTCGAAACCCGTGAACACGAACTGGCCCTGCTCATGGATATAGAGCGAGAGGTAGTTGGTGTTGAGGAGATAGAGCGTGCCTTCTGGGCAGTAAGGATCTGGGTAAATAGGAACGCCAGCAACCATGAGAGCGCGGAACGCAGCCTGTGGGCCGTTTGCATCGCCGTCGAAGCCGGAGCCTGGGGTGATGACATACTGTTCCTGACCAACATAGTCCTGAGCAAGAAGCGTCCAAGTACCAAAGCCACAGACGCCGAAGGTTGGTACTTCCGCACCCTTCTTCACTGTGCCAGAGATATACTGAAGGACGTTTTGACGGGTTGGGTTAACCGAACCAGCTGCATAAACCTTCGATTGCCACCATGAGTAGGTCGAGCGGTTGATGTTGCCGTAGGTACCAGCACCAGAGGTCGTGCCATCGTCAACAGCCGCTGGGAGACCAATGAACTGCTGAGTGTTCGACGTGTTGTTGTAAAGCGAATAGGACATAGCGTCCATCATCACGTTAGTCGCGTCGTTCATACGCGCTTCGATCAATGGAATGATCGCATGATCTTGCTGTACAACGCCTTCCATTCCGAGGAACGGAACTGGCGTAATCATGAGCTTCAGATCGAACTCAGCGTTGAACGCACCCTGCTGAACGGCAGGCTGGTTGAACGAGCCGGAATAATCCGACCACTGAGCGTTCACGAACTGAGCGCCTTGAACGGGAACTGTAACGGACGATACACCGCCCGTGGCAGTCTGAGAATTGGCAATCAGCGCAGCCATAAGCGGGGTGCTATTGTAGAGTTGCACCACCAACTTCGGAATAAACGCACGCCGTGTGACGTACGTTAATTCGTTGTACTGCGAAGTGCCGGTTGCGGGTACTATACCACCACCAATAGCCATCGCTTACTTCCTTTGCTTTGTTAAGTCCCCAATCAAAAACCAATCGGGCGAGGATTCTTCCTCAGTTCCGTCAAGGCTTTTGCCGCTTCGTCACGAGCCGCTACAACAGGGTTTACCCTGAACTTTGCCAGCGTGTCGCGTGCTGACTCGTTCATGAACGACCTACTAAACACTTGCGGCGACGTTGGGGTCGCCGATGTTTTCATAAACTCGTAGTAATCTGCTGCCGTGTCGTGATTTGTAATGCCCTTTTCGAGCATAACCTTTTCAATCTCTGCAACGTCCTCTTCAGACTTTGCTTTACCCTTTTTAACCAAGGATTGACGCCGCTTTTCCAGCTCTTCGAGGGCTTCTTTTTCCCTCAATTTGCCCTCTAAAGCCTGATTTCGGGCTTCATATTCAGCAAAACGGGCGTCTACTTGGTCTTTAATGTCAATTGCGTCGATTGTTAAGTTTGGCTTAACTTTTTTCGTCAAACGCAGAAAAGAGTCGCGTGTATCAGGGTTTTCGGCCAATTGACGGGCCAAAAGCGCTAATTCATCGCGGGCATCGGGTGTGAGATCTTCTAATGAAGGCATTGTTGTCCCCTATCCTTCGGTTTAGATAACTTTTTTGCCGTCGCCTGGTGGCTTGATAGCCATCTGGTTCTTGTTGCCAATCTTGGATGCGCCATCAAGGCCACCAAGGTGGGCGTAACGTGGAGTGTTAACGACTTGACCGTTAACCTGCTTGTCGGTTGTTGCATTGCGGGGTGCCGATGCGCCCCGTGGCTTAAAGAGTTCCATGTTTGTTTCCTTACATTGGAGGCATTGCAGGAGGGGCACCAGCCGGAGCGCCGCCGCCCGCAGGCATTGGAGGAGCACCAGGAGGGTTCATCAAGCCGAGATTCGGAGGAGCGCCAGCAATCATGCGAGAACCGGGCGTACCGCCACCGGCTTGAGGAAGGTTTTGAAGAAGCTGAAGAATCTCAGCGTTCTGTAACTCACCGGCCTTTTGCTTCTTAGGGCCGAGAACGGTGGTTAATGCCGAGATAGCATTGATGAGCTTTTGCCCTTCTGGGCTTTCGGAACCGATGGCTGGGAGCGCCTGCTCAATCAAGTCCATCGCCATTGAGACGTTGACGAGAGCGGCTTCTTTAACACCAGCCTTAGGTTCAGGAGTAGACATGGGCGAAGGCATAGGAGGCGGAGATGCGGGAGGTGCGTCACCAACGGTAACACCGCCAGGGGTTGCCCCGCCAGCGCCTTGCATAAGTGCCATGATGTCTGCGTTATCTGCCATGTTACATCCTTAGAATAATTGACGGGGTATTTTCGGCTTCCCCCCCGTCAGGGAAGTCGCCTAAGAAACGGGTCTATCCCGTTTGTTAGTTAGCGACGTGCCTTACGAGCCTTGCGACGCATGATGCGCTCCTATATTTGAGTGAGGGGGGTAGATGAAAAGCGCCGATTAGCGCTTGTGCTTACGAGCCTTACGAGCCATTGAAGGCCTCCTGTTGTTCGAGTGAACGTCCCCAACTTACTTGCGCTTGCCCCGACGGGAGCGCTTAACTGATTTATACGCCATAATTAGCCTCTTGTATATGACCTACTAGATGTTGTGCGCGGTGTATATGAGCGCATACCACTAATTCTGTAATCCATTGTAACGGGTTTTGGGTCTCTAGACAAGGAGCCTGCCAAAGCCCTCGGTTGATCGCCCCGAACTGGGTTAATTTGCTGACCTTTTGCCATGTTAGCCTGCCTTTTTAGGTGATGGTGCGCCGCCGCCTTGGGCCTGAGCTTGCGCCGCTTTGGCCTCTAAACCCTTTAGACGTTCTTTGAGGAGCTGCTTCATTGGCGGGTCAAGCAAGTCGATCAGGCTCTCTTTGTCAATCGCGCCGGCTTTGAACAGGTTGAAGGCCAACGAACGCAGATCTTCCATGAAGATAGGGCTGTTCGAGTGCGCGTCTACCTTGACCACATAGTCCTTGGTGAACTGGGCGGGGATAAACTTGCCGCCTTCCGTGTCCTTAAGGGTGGACGGATCATAGGCCTGCATCAGTTTAAGATACAGGGTTGCCATCTTTTCCAAGGCATCTTCCACAACCAAAGCACGTTTCTTGGCACGCGAAGATCCGAGACGAGCAAGCTGAGACGCATGGCCTGCCGAGCGCACACCCTGTTCGCCACGGCCTGACAAGACGGACGATATACCGGACGTTTCCTCAAACATCGAATCAATTTCTTTAAGCTGTGCATAAAGATCTTGCGGGATGTTGGGTGCCAGACGCTCTGCTTTTGCATTCGGCATATCGGACGACAGCAAGCCACCTGCACGGTTCAGCGCAAAGTTCTTTTCG